TCTATCCGCTGTAAGGGGTCATCTGGTAGCGAAGCGAGTAGAGTTAAAAGTAAGAGTTAGACGACGGATAAAGCAAGTGATACCTGCTGCGTCCGGTGAATGTAAGCGCAAAGTAATCAGGCTTGAAATCCGTATCCAGTTTTCCGCTTACAATGTACTGGCAACAACTGCGCCAGCGGCAACCTATCCCGAAAGCATAGGTCATTCGATAGGGCTTAGTGTAACCATTAATTGTCTGCTAACATGATATGTTCTCTGAGTCCTATCCAATGTAATTATCCAAAGCTTGTGCAACTTAGCACGAAGCGGTGTGACAGTCCTGCAAAGCGCAATCTTTTAACCATTGGTCAAAGTCTATTGGGTATTTGTGTGCGATGTGCTGGTAGGGTAGCTTGTTTCACCGCTTATTTTATCGAGGTGAACTATGTTCAAACGTTTTAAGCAACTGTCAAAAAGTTTTTACTTGACTTTCATTAGACCGCGCCGTGTGTATCACTTTGAGGTGGTCTATCGTGACGGTCTGCGTCGTGTTCAAAAGAAACACTTTCAAGTGTGCGCAAGGACTCGCAATGAAGCTTATGGTCTAGCGCGTCACGTTAGCTATATCAACAATGTGCGAGGCTATAAGCTATCGCTCACTAATGTATCACTGTTCGACGGTGGTCAATCAATGCAATCTGCGTACTAATCCGTACTAATCCGTACTAATCCGTACTAATCTGTACTAATCAATCTGAATCTATAACCGCCAATTGAGGGCTGTATCATGACTGTAACAACAAACAAAGCACCAAAACTAACATCTGTAAAACAAATCCGTACTCAACTTGTGAAAGCTGAGACAATGCGCCGTAATGTAACTATCAGTGCGCTGTACCATGCCCTAGTTAAGTCTAACGTTGCTTGGATGGATAACTGGTCACGTACTGATGCTGCAATGCTTGACGCAACGCTGCGTGTTCTATGCCCGACTAAGTGGGTTAAACCGGATGCAAGCAAGGGTATCAAAGGACATTACAAGCGTGACACCAAGAAAGCTGATGAAATCATGGGCAAACTAGGTGTAAACCGTGAAATGACGTACCCTGAGTTCTACCCTATTCTTGAGCAGTACTGGATTGAGAACTCAGAGAAGAAAAAATCTGAGGAGCTGACACTTGACCAAAAGCAAGGCAAGTTAAAAGGTCAAATGGCGCGTCTGTTGGGGCAGTGGGCTGAGGCTGGTCTGTCATACGGCGAAGTTGAAACTATGCTCAAGCGTGCACGTGACGGTAAAGACATCCTACCAAAGGCGAAGTAATCATGGCACTAAATGCGAGAGAACTACAGTTCCTACGTGAGAACTACGGGACTGTCGGGAAATGTCTATCAAAACAGGGCGTTGCTGACGCCCTTGGCAAGACGTACAACGAAATAAGTCACGCTATCCGGTACAACGGTATTACAACTGGCGACAAGCGACGTTCAGGGCGTAAACTAACTGAGTCCCAAAAGCGTGAGCTTGTACAACAGAAAGACCGAGGACGTAGCAGCGAGTTCTTAGCTGGCTACTACGGGATAACTCCGCAGCATGTGTGCCGTGTGTACCGTGCTGCTAAGCAACAGAAATATTAGGGGTTTTAACATGGCAACTTTAACCAAGGGATACATGAATGCTCAGGAACACGCTGAGTACCTGCATAACGAGCACTTGAAACTGCAAGATGCTTTCTATAAATACCACGGACACCAACGCAAACGACAAGAGAAACTGCGTGAGATTTACTCTGAGCGTGCTCGTGTCGTCGGTCTGTCTCTCATCACTTACTGCAAGCGATTCAATATCCGTGGCGTTCTGTTCAAAGGAGAACTAGATGCGAATCTATCAAATGGTAGCGCGTAACTTCAACAGTGGTCACATCCATCGTATCATCCGTAAGAATCTTGAGCAGGGTGAGAAGTTAACACTGCGTGATTCAACCGCACTCATCTGGTTTATGTTGAGTGAGCAAAAGTCTTTCCGTCTCTCGTACCAAGAGCTGCAACTGGTACACCCTAAACTGCGCAAGCTGCTACCACTTGAGCGCAAGCTGTGTCACAAGAATCTAACTGATGGTACTCAGGTACTTGACACGGTACGCTTCTACTCAGAGGTGTATGCTAGACGCACTCTTAAACTACTCAAAGAGCAAGCCCAGTATGATTTGCTGGACGAGCTGCGCAACGGTCAAGAGCAAGCATTCAACGCTATGTTCGAGGCTACCCAACGTATTGCAAACGCATGGCAAAATGACATGCTTGACTAGCTAAATACAAATCAAATTCTACTCATGTAAGGAGTTCCAAATGTCTAAGTTTTTCCAACCATTCGAAGCTATCCAATTGTTCGGTGTTGATGATGCCGAGGGTTACAAGCTACTAGCTGAGCATTCCGATAACGTAGTTGAACGCTTCACTGTGATGCCAGCTTTCTACAGCCGTGTAGCCTCTGAGAACATGGACTTCTTAGGGTTAAGCGGCAAGGTGGCTGATTTCCTACCACGTTACGGCAAGAACTCACCACAAGGTGCGTCTACTGATGTGACATCTGCTGTCGGTAGCGAAACTGTATCATCTCGCCACTTCATCACTAACCAACGTGGCTGTGATGACCGTAAACTTGAAGCCTTGATGATTGGTCTGTGTCCGAACTGGTACAGCACACAAGTACTCACTGCACACCATCAACGCGGCTTGTTTGATTCGTTCGCAGGTTGGATGAACTTTGGCTGGAACCGTGGTGGCAAGGCTATCTCACCACGTACCACACTGCTGCGTGAGAAGTTCGAAGCATATGAGGGTACTCAGCGCGGTTGGGTATTCAAAGCATGTCAGCGCATTGCACGAGTACACTACGCAACGAACTACTTGAACATGTCTGACGGCGGTTATCAGAGCATTCAACCGGACGTTAACGGTACTGACTCACCTGACCGTATATTCATGCGTCAAGCCGATAATGAAATCAGTGCAGTTATCCATGCAAAAGGGACTGGTCTTAAACTACTAGACTTCGAGTCTGAAATGTCATACGAAATGCAGGTGCACCAACTAAGCACTTACGTACTACACGTTGCGCAACTGCTAGGGTACAACCATCCTAAGCTGTTAGCATTCATTGAAGAATACTGTGCAAACATTATCTTCTTAGGTACTGATAGCATCTGCAAAGGTATTCGCTTGGCTAGCGTACTGCATGATTGTTGGTACAGAGACTACGACCTACACTTTGGCACACCGCATATGAACAATCTTGATGGATTGGTTGTACGTTTCCTACGTGCTTGGAACTGCTTCTTCCAGAACCAAGGCGTAACACCTATCGGTCTAATCTGGGACGGTGAAAGCGAAGTGAAACACATCACTGCTAAGCCTACCGCTGTTGTAACTAACGATGGTCGTGTACAGATTCGTCTCATCGTGAATGACCTACCAATCCCACGCTTGTACGCTGACGGTTCCGATTACCGTGACGCACTGCAAGCAATGAAAGCACTGAACTCACCAATCCACACAACAATCATTCCGGCTCAGCCTGAGTACGACCATATCTGGCACTTTGTGTACGAGAACGGGCCAAGCTCATGTATGACGGACTACCCGTATGACCGTTGTCCGGTGCGTGTGTACTGCCACGAAGATAATAGCCTCGGTCTAGCTGTGTGTTACCGCTCACCACGTGAGTTAACTGTTGATGAGTTCAATGTACTAGCAAGCCAAGGCGAGTTAGATACACCGGAATTCTCTGCTAAGGGTGTGTTCATTAGCATCACTGGTCGTGCAGTGTGTAACGTTGACGACAAGCAGTACGTTCGCTCGTACGGTTGTAACACTGAGGGTCACTTGATGAACGCTGGTTACAACCACAACTCAAGCTGCCTTGACGGTCAAGAGCTACGCTTCATTGAGTATCCGGGGAACGGTGATTGTGTGCTTATGCCTTACCTAGACGGTTACGAAGAACACGTTGAGCTGTGTGATGGTGCTAAGGGTAAGTACTGGCAAGTAACAGACGGCGGCTCTGATACATACGAAGCACAAAGTGCGTCGGGCTACATCGAAATCAACATGGAACAGTGTCAGGAATGTGGTGACAACACTCACGAAGATGATATGTGTACTGTGTACGAGGGTGGACACGAGCGTGAAGTGTGTGAGTACTGTCGTGACCGCCATTATGTATGGGTTGACCATGATAATGATTACCACCATAGCAGCGATGTAACGTACTCTGAGTACACTGGTGAGTACATCCTTGATGATGAGTTGGAAGTGTGTCCACTGGTCGGCCCGATGCACGAAGACCGTATGGAAACGTGTGCTGCAACTGGTAAGCGTGTATTCGAAGACCGTTTGGTTGACGATTGTCTGACATCGGAAGATGCTGCAACGTTGGGTGTCCTTGACGAGTGGCTTGATTACCACCGCGAAGACGAAGAATAACCCAACACAATAATTAGAACAGAATTCAAAAGGAGTCGTGATGACTAACCCAAACAACACAAAAGCATTCGAGTTACTACTAGCAATCTTGAGTGAAGAACGTCCCGGTTTACGTGGGCAAGAAGTAGTAGCCGAAGTGCTTGACGCTGAGGGTATTGAGTACTCGACGGACAGACATGGGAACATGTTTGTACAAGTGGGTGAGCGTGATGACATCATGTTCACAAGCCACACAGATACGGTTGACTTTGATGCAACATCCTACCCTAAGTGGTTACAAGATGGGTTCAAGGAAGATGCTGGTGAGTTATCTAAGCTACCTAAAGAGAAAAAGCTCTGTGTCCTTAACGGGCACTTAGCACTGGATGCCGATGGTATCTGGGACTGTCTTGGTGCTGATGATGGTGCTGGTGTTGTGCTTATGATTATGATGATTAATCAAGGCATTCAAGGGCAGTACTGGTTCTTTGCTGAGGAAGAAGTGGGGCGCGTTGGTTCAACTGGTGCGTACGAAGATGACAAGGAGTCATTCGAGAAAGTGAAGTGGTGTATCAGCTTTGACCGTCGCGGTACTGACATCATCCATACACAAATCGGTGGGCGCTGTGCATCTGATGAGTTCGTGGAAGCACTAGCTGAACGCTTTGACCGTCCTAAGTCACGTATCACAACAGGTGTTTACACTGACTCAGCAACATTCATCGACACAATCCCTGAGTGTACAAACATCGGCGTGGGTTACTACGATGAACATAGTGACCGCGAGACATTGAACTTGAATGAGTTCTATGACACGCTGGAACATTGCTTGAAGCCTGAGACTTGGGCTGAGTTACCAGTGGGTGAACGCCCTGCACCTAAGTCTGTGCCTTGGGTTGATAGTGACTTCGACCTTGACGATTACCTAAGCCGCCTAGATACTGAGACAGACATTGATGAAGTGTTGCTTGAGTTCGGGGCTAAGGGTGAGCTTGAAATGCTTGAGTGGGTGCAGACGCATCCACTACTTGCGGCAAGCATCCTGTACTTGGCAGGTAATCAGACAGCGCGTGGCTGTATTGGTAAGGACATCCGTCGTGCTCAGGATGACGAGGGGCGCAACCTTGACGACCTAGTGCGTATGATGCGCAAAACTATTCAGTAACTTAAATTGCACTTAGGAGGTGCTTATGTATTGGTTAATCATTGCTTTGACATGGGGTGGCAGTGCTCCGGTTGCTGTGCCTATTCAAGACGAGGCGACTTGTATCTCAGAGAGTAAGCGCCTTGACCGTACTGCGTATGTTCAGTACACACTATGTGTTAAGTCTAGTGACGAAAAGGTAAGACAGTAATGGACGCGCCGTGGTTAAGAGCTTGTAAGCGTTTAGCCATTGGTCAGACTAGACGCTTTCGCTGCTGTGGTGCTACCGCAGCGGCTATCTTGTATAACAATCCGCAGTCGTGGGAGATGTGGTGTAATCGTTGTAAGAAGACGGTGAAAGAGCATAAGAAGTATGTGCGCCTTGATGCCACCGTGCATGAGCGGAGCATGCAGCCTGTACCTACAGATGCTTTATGTATTAGTCAGACGAGTGCGGAAATACAGCACTTTGTGTTTTCGTACCTGACAAGCAAGGGTATATCGCCTAATATGTTGGAGGACGTATGTCGCTTAGAGTGGTCAGAGAGCAAAGGGCGGATAATCTTCCGCTTCGAGAACGTGGTTCTAGGGCGGAGCGTATCACCGAACGTAACGCCGAAGTGGGTTCAATATGGGAGCAACTTCCAGACGTTAGTGAACTTGAAACCAGACTGTACGCAGCCATCGCTAGTGGTGCTTACCGAGGATACATTGAGTGCGATAAAGGTGCAGTACGTGGCTAACTTGTTCTTCAAGGGACGCGTACTGGTCATATCAACGCTCGGAACCACAGTATCTCTAACTTGCCGCGCACTTTTAGCGTCCCTTATGGAACAGTTGGGTGAGAAGCCTAATGTGCTCTGTTGGTACGACGGAGACAAAGCAGGGATTGACGGAGCACGGAAAGCTCAGAAAGTACTACGACCATTCGCAAATGTACATCCCCTAACAATCGACGGCAAAGACCCGAAAGATTGTGAACCGACACAAATTAAAGAGGTTTTATGGACGCAGTTATCGTAAAGGCATTGTGTGATAAGTCACGCTACAGCAACTTATTGCCTTACGTACCAAAAGACATGTTAGCACCGGATACTTCCGCACTGCTTAGTTGGGTTGGACTTTACTGGAAGACCTATCCTGAACACGACGAAGTAGACTTTGCGGCATTCAATAGCATGGTTTCATTACGAGCCACGCAGAGCACACCCGAAGAACTGGCAACCATGAAAGCACTAACTCATGAAGTGCAAGCGGTTGACGATTCCAGTGTCGATGGGGTTGTGACTATGATGCACGAGCTGGCGTATTCTGGACGAGCGGCAAGCATCCTCACGAAGTACCAAGCAGGTGAAGAAATTGACCTGCTGTATGAAATGAAGAAGCTTCAACGGGAGTTCGGTGATAACGTCAAGACTCAGAATGAGTTGTTCTCATGGGAAGACCGTGGGCTTGATGACGTACTAGCAGCGAACGAGGAGGGCGCAGGTCTGAAACTACGCCGCTTAGGTCAGCTCCGTCATAACATCCGTGCTCTGCGTGGCGGCGATACGGTGGCAGTTGCTGCACCTGTTGATGCTGGTAAGACATCGTTACTTGCCGCAATCGCTGCTGACTTTGCCAACCAAATGAAGTGCGCCCCTGAGCGTTATGGTGACAGACCTATCCTGTGGTTGGTGAATGAATCAATGGCTGTACGTACTGTGCCACGTATCTACCAAGCAGCAACGGGTAAGACGTTGGCAGAGATGCGCGAGTTGCACCGCGAGGGGCAGTTCGAGCCGCTGTATCTTGCTGAGGTGGGCGATTGGCATCGTATCCGAGTCAAGGATGCACACTCAATCACAATGCCTCAGATTGCTACGCTGGTGGAAGAAATGAAACCTGCTGTAGTCATCATCGACATGGTGGCAAACATCCGTGGTGGTACTGCTGAGACAGAACACCAGAACTTAGAGGCGAAGTGGCAAGAGCTGCGTTCGCTGGCCTGTGAGCACGACTTCCTGATGGTTGGTACAATGCAGTTCAGTGCTGAGGGTTACGATATGTTGTACCCACCGCTGACAGCTTTGAAGCAGTCTAAGATTGGTGTGCAAGGTACGTTGGATATCGCACTGTTCATGGGTAAACTTAACAACGATACCGAGGGCTTGCGAGGGATTAGCACTCCTAAGAACAAGTGTCCGGTATCCGGTAAGCCACAGTTTAACCAGTTCGAAGTGCTATTCGATGCGCAACGGTGTCAATTCAACTGTGGCTTCGCAGACTCGGCTATGGAGGCTTAATGGAAAAGGTGAAACGTGTGTTTCATCCAGACGCGAGGGCTAATCGCAGCCCTCATGCTGTCCGAATCAAAGGTAAATGTGTTCGTACTGGTGACGAGCACTACTATCACAGCATCGGGCAAGCTGAGCTGGATGGTTGGTGTCGCAAGGGCATTAGAAAGTGTCTACGTGGCGAACAAGTACAGTCGAACGGAATGTTCTGGGCGACTTGGGATGGAGTAGAACATGAGTAGCGTATTATTTATTGACTTGGAGACTGAGAACCATGAGTATCACGGTAGTAAAGCCAGTCCGTACTGTCCAGACAACTATATCGTGGAGTCGGGATTTAGAGTTGACCGTAAGAAACCTGACGGAACTACAGAGGTCGGTGGCATTGAAAGTGTGCGATACGATTCACGAGAAGCTTTCGTTAACGCTCCAACAGCTGAGTGGCTACCCATTCCCGAAGACTGTTGGCTCATCGTTGCTCATAATGCCGCTTATGAAGTTTCATGGTTCTTGCAGTTCGCTAGAGAATCATTTGAGTCTTTCTTGCGTCGTGGGGGTCGAGTGTTCTGTACCATGCACGGAGAGTACCTTGCCACTGACCAAACTTCCCTGTATCCGAGTCTCGATGAGACAGCTCCCAAATACGGAGGAACTCATAAAGTGGATGGTATCAAGCTTTTGTGGGAGCAAGGTGTTCTCACGAGTGAGATTGACCCCATCCTATTGCATGAGTACCTCGCAGGGTCAAATGGAGACGTTGCCAATACCGCCCTTTGTTTCTACGGTCAATGCGCCATTCTTGCGGAACAAGGAAAGTTCCCGTTGGTTTGGGAGCGTATGGACGCCCTGCTGAGCTTTGCTTTCTGTGAGTGGTTCGGTCTGTACGTGAACATGCCAGTGGCTCAGAAGAACCAAGCGGTGCAGGAAGCTGAGATTGCAGAGTTAACCGCTCGCCTCAGAACGTACCTACCGGATGACCTACCAGAAGAAATCGACTTCAACTGGGGCTCTGACTTCCACATGTCGGCGTTGCTTTACGGTGGCCCGATTAAGTACAAGAAGAAAGTACACTACGACAAGCCAACCTATGTCAAGGTTGATGCGTATCAACTACACGACCATGTGTTGCGAGTCAAGGAAGCTTGGACTGACCCTGTTGACGGCTTACGTTATATTACCCCTGAGATGTACGACAAGTACGAACTGTGCCCTGCTGATGTAGTCATCTATAAGTCCGGTAAAAACAAGGGCTTACGTAAGGTGTTCCGTGCTAACACGAATGAACTCAAGATGAAGTGGGGTGAAGCTGTGTACCAGTGTCCGGGCTTATGTAAAATCTCGGAGTTGCCTGAGCACTTCCAAGATAAGTTCGGTGAGCGTGGTGAGTTCCGCCAGAACCGCACTCTGTGTGATGGTTCTCCGGTGTTCAGCTCAAGCGGTGACTGTATGTCAGGTCTAGCCAAGCAAGGCTTTGAGTTCGCTAACGACATCTCACGCTTGGCAACGCTTGAAAAAGATACAGGTACTTACTACCTCCGCCATGAGTACGATGATGAGGGTAACATCGTTAAGTCAAGTGGTATGTTGCAGTACGTCATCCCTGAGAAGCCTGATGGTTCTGGTATCATCCACCACAGACTTAACACTTGTGCAACAGTGACAGGTCGCTTGTCGGCATCGAACCCGAACTTGCAGAACCTACCACGTGCTGAGGAAGACAAGGACGGCAACGCGAAGTCTCGTGTTAAAGAAATGTTTACCTCACGCTTTGGCGAAGATGGTCGCATCATTGAGGTGGACTACTCTGCACTGGAAGTTGTAATGGGCGTTGTACACACTGGCGATATGAAGCTACTTGAGCTGCTTAAAGCTGGTACTGATATGCACTGTTACCGTCTCGCGTTCCAAGAGAACCTAGACTATGAAGAAGTGTACCGTCGCTGTCATGACGAGGGCTTCGAGTTCCATGCTCTGTGGAAGTCAATGCGTACTGCAATCAAAGCACCTAGTTTTGCGGCTCAGTACGGCGCGTCAGCCGCTGGTATCGCATTCGCTACTGGTTGTACTGTCGAGTTCGCTCAAGCGTTCTTAGACAACGAGGCGGCACTATTCCCTGATACAGCTAAGTTCCGTCAGGTAATCCGTGACGAAGTTGAGCGCACTGGTAACTTACCGGGTAACTTGAAGCGTGAAATGACAGACGATGGTTCTGTCCGTCTGTACCGCCGTGGTTACTGGACATCACCTGCTGGTATGCGTTACAGCTTCCGTCAGGTTGAGCGTTGGGTTAAGCGTGCAGATGGTCGTGGTATGGAAAAAGTCATGGACTACAAGGACACGCAGCTTGCTAACTATTGGTGTCAAGGTGAGGCGTTCTTCCTAATGGCTGTTGCATTCGGCATGATTCTACGCCACATGATTCAGAAGAACTGGTACAACAACCAAGTATGTCTAATCACTAACGTTCACGATGCTGCGTACCTAGACGCTGCGAATGAAGAAGTGGGGCGTGAAGCCGCATTAGCTGTGAAAGACATCATGGAACGTGCCAAAGACCGCATCCTACAGCTATGGCCGAACTACGGTCACTTGAAAGATGTACCATTTCCTGCTGCGGCTGAGATGGGTTCATCAATGTACAACAAAACACACATCCACTAAGAGAGATTCTATTATGGCTACTATCCGACTAAACAAAGAGAAACGCGCTGCAATCCTTAAAAATATCATGGATGATTGGAAAACTAAACACCCTAAACCAGTTGCCCCTAAGATGAGTGCGGCTCGTGCTGCAATCATGGCGTACCAAGCTAAGTGGTTCAAACGTTCCGGTATTGAAAAAGCGTTACAGGCTGGTTTAACCCCAACCGCATTGAATCAATCTACATCACTGCACCTGTACGTTAAGAACCGTGAGACAGGTAAGAACATTACGAACATCTGGGAGTACTTCCGCGATGACGAGAACCGCTCAGTGCAGACGTATGTCCCTAACGACACTGTAGTGATTTACAACGATGACCCAATCTACAAGACGTACCTTGATGATAAGTCAGCATACGAGCGTTACGACCTTGAACTAACCAAGTGGGGTGAAGAACGCCGTGCACAATCTAGAGTGTACGAATCAGCCCTTGAGCAATTCAAAACTGTGAAGCAACTAACTGACGGTTGGGACGGTATCGAGAAGTACCTACCTGCTGAGTTCGAGCAGAAGTCAACCGCTGTTGCTGTTATCCCACAACTTCCATAGGAGCGAGTATGAACAAGCATGTACTGGACATTGCAGCGCGTGACATAACACAGCTTGTTCACTCTACCACTAACCGCCCATTCGAAGTGGCGGTTGCTGGTGGGGCTGTACGAGACATGGCACGAGGCTTCAAGCCAAAAGACCTAGACATCGTGGTGGCAGTTGGTTCTGAGTCCTGCACCGCTGAGGTGTTCAATTGGATGACTCAGATGAGCGTCACGTTGAGTCAGTTAGACATCGCCAGCGAGGTGTTCCTAGCGTACACCGACGATGAAGACAACTGCGACTCAGACTTCGATGAGAGGCTATACGGTGGCATCAAGATTAAGCATCCGGTCATTGAGATTGATGTTCTATTCAGCCGTAAGCCTAGCATGAACGAAGCGGTAGCTGACTTTGACTGTGAGTTAAACAAGGTATGGACAGACGATATGCGCTTCGTTAAGGGTAATCTCTACACGATTGATACATTCGTACAGGGTTATCCGTTAGTACTTGGTACAGTACGTACTGGGCGTGCTGATAAGATGATTGAGTTGTGTGCGAAGTATGATTGCATTCCTGTTATGCACGACCTGTCTGAATTAGACGAGTTAAGAGAGTAATAGGGTGTGGAACCTCGCGGCGGGTGAACCGAGCCTAGCATGGATTTCGGTATCCGTCAAATAATAATTAAAAAGTTATAGGGCTAAGTCAGCCTTTCAAAAGAAACCCTTGACAAACCGTTCTCCCTGTGAGTCTCCCCTCTTTAAAGAGTCACGTACAGGGAGAAAGACAACAAACCTAACAGTACTGAGGTAATATTAATGACTACTCCATTTAACCCACTAGACCAACTGAACACTCTTGTTGAAACTGCTGTTGAAACTCAAGCAGTAGACATGACCGAGACTGGTACAGGTGGTGGTGAGAAAATCATCCTACCGAAAGGCCCATACAACTGCCGCATGATTGAGTACATTGAGTACGGTAAAGTACTTCCAACACACCAAGGTAAACCAACTGGTCGCCCTGCTGCATTGAATGCTCGTGTCGGCTTCTGTTTCTATGGCCCGAACGGTGAAGAAGTTTACATTCACTCGTTGAAGATGCCTATCAGCAACCACGAGAAAGCGAATGCTAAGAAGCTGTTTGACCGTATGAACTACACTGGTACATTAAAGCACCTTGCACAAGGTCTGAACCAATGTTTCCGTATGGAGCTGGACGTACAAGAGAAAGATGGTCGTGAGTACAACACGATGAAATTCGAAACTCTATCACCGCTTCCTAAGTTCGACCCAGAAACAGGTGAGCCTATCACGCTACCTGAGTTCGACACTTCGAAAATCCAATTGTTCTTGTGGTCGAACCCAACTAAAGAAACTTGGGATTCACTGTACATTGATGGTACAGATGACAAAGGTAAGTCTAAGAACTTCATCCAAGAAGACATCTTGAAAGCTGTGGACTACGAGGGTTCACCTCTGCAAGCTCTACTTGAGGGTGGTCTACCAATGCCACCAGCAGAAGAACCAAAGGCAGCAGCCCCAACCCAAGCTGACCATGCAGCAGCCGCAGCCGCAGCAATGCCTGATGCACCTGCGATGCCAGCAATGCCTGACGCTCCAACAGTCTAATCACTAACCGGGCGGTGTAAGCCGCCCATAACTGAGGGTATATAATGTATATTACACAATTTGCACAGCGCATTAAGAAAGCGTACGCATTCCAAACTGACATTGAACGCATCACTGTTGACTATAAAGAGCAGACAGTGAAAGTGTACCGCCGTGGTAAAGTGCTACCTCGTGTGTACCGCTTGAGCATCATCAATAAGTCAGGCGGTTTGAAACAGAAATACCGTGCATGGGCTATGACGAACTACATGCTAGTGATTGGCGGCGACGCTGGTGCTCACATGGCGCAGTACTCTGGCATCATGAACGACGACAACGTGGTTATGCTTGAAGACTTCAAGACAATGACCAACCACCAAATCATCAACCCACGATAAGGATAAAGATAATGGATGAGAAACAAGCACAGCAAGTAGCAGAGCAGGAAGTTCAAGTAGCAGTGTACAACTGTGGTGACGGTCTGCGTGAACTATTCGCTAACATTCGTGAGTGGGCTGAGGCTCGTAACATTCTGAAAGGTTGTACCGCACTGGCTCAGGCTTGTAAGCTGTCAGAAGAACTAGGTGAAGTGGTTAAGGCTGTTATTAAAGGCGACCTAACACTACTCAAAGATGGTGTTGGTGATTCCATCGTAGTGCTCGACATCATCGCTGCACAACTTGGTGCTGACTTCGAAGACGTTGTGAACACATCTGATTACAGTCAGATGCTGGCGCAGCTTGAAGCAGTAGCTGCTCTGAACCCTGACCAGAACCGTGCTGGTATTATCGGTACGTTGAACGCTCAGGCATCGGACATTATCGGCTCGTTGTACAACTACAACATCGACAACGAAGAAGCGATTGCTGATGCAGTGATTGCGATTGAGCACCTGCGCCGCCTGTACTGTACACTGTATATCGTGGCTCACCACTACGACCTGACGTTGTATGAGTGTGTGAACTTCGCATACAACGAAATCAAAGACCGCAAGGGCGAGATGCGCGGTGGTGTGTTCGTTAAGGAAGCTGACCTGTAATGCTGACCTACTTCCCTGACGCTAACCTGTTATGCACAGATGATACCGACGGGGAATTGTGGGTCATCAATGGTGGCTGGAATCTCAAACTAGACGGGGAGGAAGCCACCGTCGTTCTAACAGGTAAGCGTATTCATGTGGGTAAAGCTGAGAGGCTTACCCGAACTGAGTTCGAAAAGAAGTACCCTAACTTTGGGTACTAAGGAAAAATAATGTTTAAATGGTTAAAGAAGAAATACGATGCGGTTGTTAATAAACTCAAGACTGTTACTTGGAGCGTGGCTTTTAAGCGGTTTCTGGCAGTACCACTATTTGCCGTGCTTGGGTATGATATTCATGTTATGGTTAATAGTCCTAGCTTTGCTCACTTCATGGGAATTAGTATCGACTTGGTGCTTATGATGTGGTGGGTCGAGTGGTTGCTTGATAGTGATAAGACCGTCCTAGACCTAGAAGTGTTTAACAAACGGTGGCCCGGACGTTTGCTGTTAGTGCTCTTATTCCTAGCGGCGTTACCTGCAATCCTAATCTTAGCCGTGGCAACATGGTTCATTCTAGAATTTATTCCAGAAGTCTCACGTGACTTTAAGTTAACCGTGCGTGAAATGTGGGATTTCATTAAGACTGGGAATCATTAATCATGACAGGCATTCATGGGTTAAACTTGGATGCCTTGGACGACCAGTTCGCTATTGTTGATTCGGGTAAAGTCCTCATCCTGGATGGGGATTTTTACCTGTACCAAGCAGCCGCAACAGTTAAGACGTTGCCTACTGCTATTCGACGTTTCCACTCGCTAGTGTTACAGGAAATGTTCTACTCGAACTGTCAAACCGCTGAGGTGTATTGCACAGACAGTAACTCACCTAAGTGTTTACGTCCATTGTATCCGACATTCAAACCATATCAGGCGAACCGCAAAGGTAAGCAGAAGCCACCGCTGCTTGATATGTTGAAACAGGCTGTACAGGGCATGAAGCTGCATGAGCATCCTGATGGTATCTCTGTGATTTGGGCGTTCGAAGAAGAAGCCGATGACCTGATGATACAGCGTGGTGAGGAACTGTACCCGAACGGGCTTATCAGTTCCGGTGACAAAGACTTACGTATGACTCGCGCTCCATACTGGGAGCAGAAACTGGCTATCACAAGTGAAATCGACAACCGATTCGGTTACATCAAGTGGTACGAGGGCGAGAACATGCCACTCAAAGGTCACGGCACGGCGTTCTTCTGGGCACAAATGCTCATGGGGGATTCAGCCGATAATATCCGTGGCATTGACCGCTTAGACGGAAAGTTGTGTGGGCCAACTAAAGCCTACGAATTCTTAACTGACCTTATCACTGGTTCGCCAGATGATGAGACAGTAGTAGCTAACACCATCATTGGTAAGTACGCTGCTGCTCGCCAAGACCCACTAGCCGAAGCGGAAATGCTATGGTTACGTCGGTCTGCTGATGATTCTGGATACGCCTACCTTATGGAAGTCGTAACTGTCCCTGAGTATCGCAACTGGCTGGAGCAGTTGCATACGTACCACATGGCGGTTATCAAACATAAACAGGATAATCCAGATGAAGAAGCCTAATAAAAATCACTCCGTGAAGTTATATGAACGTGCCTTAGAGTTGTGGTACAAGGATAGCAAACCTGAGACACGTGCTGCATTAGAAGCCACCATGATTGAACTGCGTGACACTGACCGCGATATGTGGCAGTCGGCGTTTAATCAGATTAAGGAAGATATGGACATGGAGGCACTAGCACATGAGTTCAACTAAGGCTTTACGTAAAGTGACCCGCGCCCAACTGCGAACCATTGGGCGTAAACTTGGGGCTGAGCAAGGGGGCAAGTGTCCCCTATGTTTAAATGACTTACAGTTCAGTACTAAAGGTGCTGTAGTTGTAGACCACAACCACGAGACAGGAGAGATTCGTGGTGCACTTTGCCGTTCCTGTAATGCAGGGGAGGGTAAGGTTGCAAACGCTGTAGGGCGTTGGATTGTTGGTAAGATGGATTACCAGCAAATCATCCCTGCTCTGCGTCGCCTAGCAGACTACCTCGAAAGTACGGAGAAAGAGGGAACAGGCTTAATGTATCCCGGTCATAAGACTGAGGAAGACAAGCGTGCTGCTCGTGCGAAGAAAGAACGTGCCCGTCGTGCAGCCGCTCGTAAAATGCGTGCACGTTCTAAGGAGCAAGAATAATGGTGAGTGGTGAGAAACCCTCAGAATGGTGTGCCCGTATGAGCCGTAACGCTAAGGATGGTGATACGGCTTATCACTACTGGCAAATGCAACGACACTGGGAGAGTAAAGGTCAATGATTAAATGTATAATTCTGAATGGGCCACCGGGCATCGGTAAGGATACACTAGCTGAAATGCTGCGTGACCGTTACCTGATGAATGCCTTTAACCTAGCTGTGAAAGATGCCCTGTACCGCGATGCTGCGAAGCATGTGGGTATGGCGTTGCCGAAGTTCATTGCGTTAGCATCTGACCGTAACACTAAAGATGTAGGTCAAATTGAATTGGGTGGCAAGTCGCCGCGTGAAGTCCTTATTCATGTAAGTGAAGACATCATCAAGCCTCAGTTCGGTGCTGACCATTACGGTAAAATGGCTGGTGCTCGTGCTGCTGAGGTGTTAGAATACGGGCGTATTCCGGTATTCACCGACTGTGGTTTCCCAGAGGAAGCGGTTAGCGTCGCTGACTTTATTGAACACAGTCCTATGGGTGGTGAAGTATTGGTTGTCCGTATGTATGGGCGTGGTTGTACATTCGCTAACGACAGTCGTAAGTACCTAACTGTGAAACATCCTGCGATTGAATACCTAGACGTAGTGATGATTGAGGGTAAACCGGAGGCCGCATGTCGAACCATCGTGGAGCGTCTGCGACATTAATGTTTGCTGATGAAGCCCCTGTGAATGTGGATAAGGAATACGCAGTTATTGCTCAACATATTCAATCAGGTAAGAGTGGTGCAGCAAGGAAGCTGTACCTTGGCATTACGGACAAAGAGAAGCGTGAATTACTGCGTCGCATGATTCAACGCAATTTGAAAACAACGTTGTAATGTATTGGAGTGTTTATGTCTGTCACCAAGAATCGTGAGACATTTGAAGAAAAAGCAGCTCGTCAAGAGCTTATCGAAGAAACGTTTAAGACCGAGGCAATCGAGCGTAGCCGCAAAGCTGTGCTGGATGCCTTGGAGAATGGTCGTGCTACTGAGCTAACACCTGTACAGCGTCTGCTGAATGCGGCGTATGATGGTGTGAGCGCCCGTATTGACGAGTTAAAGGCTTCTAAGACTCGCGGTGTGGGTGCGAAGTATCGTGGTTATATTCGTTTAGTGTCGTCGGATGTTCTGACGGTGATGACATTAAACACTCTACTGAACAACATTGCCTCAACTGAGTTGGGGATGTCGTCTATTCAGTCTCTAGGTACGTCACTAGGTCGCGCAGTGCAATCAGAAATCATAGCTCAGAATGCTGAGGTGGTTGCACCTGCGTACATGAACCGCGTGTATGAGTACTTGAAAGAACATAAGACGCGTTCCCAATCTCACATCCTACGTACGTTCCGTGCTGCTAGTGCTAACGTAAAATTGGAAACTGACCCTTGGGACAACACAACCTGCTTCAACGTAGGTCGCTTGTTGCTCCAGTGTGTGCACGAGACTGGTATCTTTGAATGGGTACAAGGCCCGAAAGGTTTGCTGTATGCTGAACCTGCGGAAGAACTGCAAGGCGTGTTCTCTGATGTGCTAGAACATGCAGACACTATGGTGCACTACCCACCAATGATTGTTCCTCCGGTACGTCACGAGGACATTTACAACGGCGGTTACTTAACTGACCTGAGTCGTCGTCATACGTACTCGAATCGCCACATCAAACGCTCCCGTTTACGTGAAGTGAACGAGGCGTTTAAACAGGCTACAGGTATTCGACAGGCGTTGAACAAAGCACAGGAAGTACCTTACGTTGTTAACAAGAGTATCTATGACCTAGTGCTGCAAGCTAAGGCTACCGGATTTGATATTGGTATTCCTAGCCACCACCAGAAACCACAGCCTAAGTTCCACCTACACGGTACTGACAAGGAAACGTGGTCTGAGGCTGACCAAGAAGCGTTTGAGGTATGGAAAACTCAGATGCGTCAATGGTACACCAAGGAACGTAAGCGCGTATCACAGATTCGTCAGTTGGCAATCACTCTTGATTTGTGTCGCCGCTTCATGGATGAGGATGCGCTGTACTTCCCAACTTGTGTGGACTGGCGTTACCGTTTGTACTTTAAATCTCACTTGAACCCACAAGGCTCTGACATCCAAAAGGCATTGCTGCTACTTGGACGTAAGAAGAAACTAGGTAAGCGTGGTTTGTTCTGGTTGAAGTCGCATGTCGCAACCTGCTTTGGCTTTGACAAGCCACTGTTCGAGCAGCGTGTAGCATGGACTGATGAGCGTATCGACGCTATCCGTGAGTGGGTTAAAGACCCGTTGAACAACGAAGACTTTAAAGACGCAGATGAGTTCTGGTGCATGTTGGCTGCGAGTATCCAGCTAATCGAAGCTCTAGACTCTGGCGACCCTGAGAACTACGAGTCGAACATCGCTGTAGCACTGGACGCTACCAACTCCGGTGGTCAGCACTTCTCAGCTATGCTACGTGACCCTGTAGGCGGTAAGTTAACTAACCTGTTCTGGGATGGTAACTTAACCAAAGCAGACCTGTACATGGATGTGAAGCAACGTACTGACTCGAAAATCAAAGTGGCTTTACGTGACCCTGAGACAATCGTGCAAGCGCACTACTGGACATTGAACCCTATCACACGTTCAATGACTAAGCGTCCAACGATGACTTACTTCTACTCTGCAACACTGCGAAGCTGTACCGACTACATCTTCTTAGGTGCTGCCGACGAGGGATACGAGGGCACAGATGAGTACACATTGTTCAAGCTGTGTTCGTTCGTGTCACCGCTGATGCGTGATAGCATTAACGAGGCAATGCCAGCCGCTGCACGTGGTATGGATTACCTCAAGGCTGTGTGTCAACGTGTACCGATGGAAAAACACTTGCAGTGGAAAACAGTACTGGGTGGTCTAGTAATCAACCGTTACTGTAACCGCCAAGAGACTCGCGTCAAAGTGCGCAGCATGGGTATCAACCAAGTCGTGCTGTACAACTTCGACTACGAGCGCAACCACCGCCAGAAAGCAGTATCCGGTATCTCACCGAACTTCATCCACCAAGGGGACAGCTCACACTTAATGATGACTATCTTGAACTTTGATGGGGACATCATCCCTATCCACGATTCTGTAGCCACCCACGCTTGTGATGTTGATGACCTGCACCGTGTACTACGTGAGCAATTCTTCATCCTATACACTGAACACCAGAACCCACTTGAGGTTATTCGTGATGCGGCGTTAGAGGCGGGTGCTGACCTTGAGGGTATCGAGATGCCACCGATGGGTACACTGAACTTAGAGTTGGTTAAAGATTCGCCATTCTTCTTCTGCTAATTTAAAGTCCCACGAACAGGAGAGACACGAAGTGTCCAATTATACTCTAGAATTCTACACTGGTAGAAAGGCTGTGCTAGGTGCGCGAGTTGTCGCAAACCTAGCGTACCACAACAACCCTGAGTTCGCTCGGGGTATCACATCTAAAGATTTTAGAGATTCAGTTGCTGACTCAGTTGATGGGTTTATGTGTATGGGTATCCATCACAAAGGCAACTTAATAGGGGGCTGCGCGATAACAGCACCGTACACGACACCGCATATCAGTGGTAAAGGCGTGGGCGTTGTATTAAGCTACGTGCTCCCTAACCACAATATCGGACATCACATGTACCGTGCTATTATGCGCTATGCCAAGGCACAACGTCTGGACTGGGTGCTTATCCCTCACAAGCAGGGTGAGTACGAGTACAGACTCAAGTACTATAAGGTGAAACATGGGATTCGATAGTGGTAAAAGCGCAGCTAAGGAAGCTCGTCGCCAAGCTGATGCGCAAAAGAAACAGTTCGAAGCAGAACAAACTCGAATGCGCGAAGCAAATACACTACAAGCTAACAAAGCTCTTGACGACGTAGTTAAGGTTGAGACAGGTGGTTCTGCAAATCTAGCAGCCGACGATGCTCTTGGCCTCACAACTCGTAAACGTAAGATGGCTGACGTTAGTTCAAGCTTAGGATTATAAGGTGCTATATGCAGACTCAAGAGACTCATGAGGCTCTGTTCTCTAAGTATGAGGACTCTGAGGTTACTCTGAGTTCAGAGCGTTATGCTTTCTGGACAGTGCCTACCGTTTTTACACGTGAGAACAAAGATGGTGAACGCGTATCACTTCAACGCGATTTCCAATCTCACGGTGCTATGTTGGTTAACAACCTTGCTAGTAAACTGACACGGACGCTTTTCCCTACAGGGATGAGCTTCTTCCGTATCTCAGACACAGATAAGATGCGTGAAATCATTGCTCAACTGGGTAACGATAACGCGCAGCTTTCTGCTGTGTTTACTGGTATTGAGCGTGAAGCAATGACGTTGCTCACAACTCACGCTGGCTTTGCCCAGTTAACCCACTTAATGAAGTTACTTATCATCACTGGTAATGCGTTGCTGTATCGTGACCCATTGACCGGACGTATGACAGTGTACAGTGTACGCGATTATGTTGTACGTCGTGACGGTGCAGGTCGAGTGTTGTGTACGGTTCTACGTGAGCGCATCCCTATTCAAGATGTGCCAGAAGAATTCCGACCAACCGGATACACTGACCCTACCACTGATGTATGGTTATACACCAAGATTCAACGCGAGGCGCGTGATGCTGGTGACGTTTTTGTAATCACTCAACAGATTGATGGTAAACCTGTTGGCACTCTTAGTGTTTACCCTGAGAAGCTCTGTCCTTACATCCCTGCGGTGTGGAACTTAGTTTCCGGTGAACATTACGGACGGGGTCACGTGGAAGACCATGCAGGTGCGTTTGCACGTGTGTCTGAGCTAACTCAAGCTCTGACCCTGTATGAGATTGAAGCTATGCGAGTCGTTAACCTCGTGTCGCCTAAGAGTACTGCTGATGTTGACGCATTGAATGATGCTGAGACAGGTGAGTACGTCGCAGGTGATGGTGAGGGTATCAAGGCGCATGAAGCTGGTGAGGCACGTAAGATTGCTGAGGTCGTGAATGACCTACAGATGGTTCTTGCGGAGCTGGCACGAGCGTTCATGTACACTGGTAACGTCCGTGATGCTGAACGTGTAACAGCAGAAGAAATCAAGAACAACGTTCGTGAAGCAGAAGAAAACATGGGTGGTATCTACGCTACGCTTGCTGAGATTCTGCATATCCCATTAGCACACATCCTGACAGTTGAGGCTCGACCTGAGCTGTTGGCACTGTTACAGGCTAATGCGGTTAGCTTAGACATTCAAGTAGGTACTGCGGCTATCAACCGTAGTATTGTGGTGCAACGTCTAGGTCTAGTGGCGAATGATATTAACTTGATTCTCCCTGTACTTGCACAGGCTACAAAACGTACCAACCCTGACCGAGTGATTGACTTAATCCTCGCAGGTCACGGTGTTGACCCGACTGAGATTTTCTACACAGAACAAGAACTGCAAGAGCTACAAGCGGCTGAGGAAGCTGCTGCGCAAACCCCTGCCTCTGGTATGGCACTTGATGCTGGCTCTGCTGCAATATTGTCTGAACAGCAAGGATTGACTGAGTAATGCAAGATACGAATCTTCCACCGGGCGTCCCAACCGCAGGTAAACCTGCTGACGTTCCGAACCAACCACAACCAACGCCGACTCCTGCACCACAACCTGCACCAGCCGACGACCCAGTACTAGGTAATCAACCACAACCTGCCGCTGCTCCGCAACAGCCTGAACCCCAAGTCCCTGCTGAACCTGAGCAAACAGACCCAGCCGCAGGTCAGATTACACTACAGACTGGTGACGCCGCCGTTGATGCTGGCTTACAGATGCTTGCTCAAGTATCGGGCTGTACCGATGCTGATGTAGAGCGAGCTATGGGTAATGCGTTGCGTTATGGTGATGCCTCTTTGATTGACGAGAAGTTCCTCCAAGAACGACTTGGCAACTACGCTGGCTACGCAAAGACACTCGCTGAGACGTACCTCGCTAACGCTGCTTCCAACACGGAACGCACTGTTAATGAAGTACATACTCTGGCTGGTGGTGCTGATGCGTGGGCACAAGCGCGTGATGTGTTCATGGCGAACGCTCCTGCTCATATTCAGACTGCGGTCAAGACTATGGCAAACAGCGGTTTAGCTAAGGATGCAGCTCAGATGGTACTAGACTACGCCCGTCAGTCTGGTGCTTTACCAACTCAAGGCCAACACATTCATGGGATGGGTGGTCAAGCTGGCAACACTGCGTTGTCTGCTGCTGAGTTCTCGAAAGAACTTGCGGATTTACGTACCAAGTTTGGTAACACTTCTTTTGAAAGTGGCCCTGCTGGTCAAGCGTATCAGAATCTGCTTGAACGCCGCGCACGTGGCAAACAACTGGGGCGATAAGCCCCTTTTTGCGTTTCTGGCGTCTGAAACTCCAGATTTAAACTTTTCAACCATAAGGATTCAAAATGGCTGATACTTCATACAAAGCAGGTCTAACTCGCCCACATTGGGGTGGTGCTGCTTCCGACCAAGACATCCACCTAGAAGTGTACCAAAACGAAGTAGACACTCGTTTCCAGTACGCAGCTATGTTCCGTGGCCTGTCTGCACAACGCTCAACTGCCGAGCGTTCTAACACTTACCGTATTGACCGCCTAAACACTTCAACTGTTAAAGGTCGCCGTTCCGGTGAATCTCTGGATAACACACCTGTACGCAACGATAAAATGATTATCGTCGTGGATACAGTACTGTACATCCGTAACCCTATCGACTACCAAGACGATTGGACTGCACCTGATTTCCTAACCGAGATGGGTCAGAACAACGGCTCTGAGTTCGCAGAAGTCTTCGACCAAGCGCACCTTATCCAAATCATCAAAGGTCGTACTTGGGATGCACCTGACCACTTGAAACCTGCGTTCAGTGATGGTGTGGAAGTGCTGGCAACTTACAAGGCTGCTGCGGTTTCTCAAGAAGAACTAGAAGCTAACGCTATCTCTATCAACGAAGCTCACAAGGCTGGTGTGACTGAGCTGGTTAAGCGTAAAGTTCCACTGACTGACCAAATCACCCTAGTGTCACCAGACATCTACTCTGCTCTTATTGAGCATCCGAAGCTGCTTAACGCTGACTTCAACGTAGATATGTCTGACTACGGAGGTCGTCGTGTTGTGCGCATGAATGGTGTACCTGTAGTTGAGTGTACTGAGTTCCCAACTGGTGCAATCGCTACTCACCCACTTGGCACTGCATTCAACGTATCTGCGGAAGATGCGAAATGTCAAATGGTAACATTCTCTAAATCTCGTACGCTTGTGACTGTGGAAGCACATCCATTCACAACTCGTATCTGGGATGACGAGAAAGAGTTCTGTAACGTACTTGACTGTTACGCTATGTACACAGTAGGTCAGCGTCGTCCAGACACTGCAATCGTTACTAAATTCGAAGAACCAGCATAAGGAGCAAGTAAATGGCTAAAGTAATCGACCTCCGCGCTAAGTGGACAGCGGATAAAACCCGTCAAAAGCAGAAGCGCGATGCTCGTCAGAATAAACCTGTAACTGCTGGTGCGCCAGAGAAAACAGAGACTGAGAGCTAATCAGCAATAATACCCAAGGGGAGTGGCTTCGGCTGCTCCCCTTTTTTGTTTGGAGTGCTTAAAATATGACCTTACTAGATGCAATCAATATCTCGTTGACTGCGATTGGTGAGTACCGCATCACATCCGACACTGTTCGCAACCCTACCATTGGTATCGTCAAGGACACTCTCGAAACTAAACGTAAGCTATTGCTCAGCGATGGTTGGTGGTTCAACGAGCGTGAGATGACACTGTACCCAGACGTTGAGGGTTACATCTACCTGCCTAGCACAACCATCGACATTTATGATGCGGCTAGTGATATGATGTACGGTGAGAACGAGGATGGTTTGTTGCTGGACTACGCAACCAATAACATCGTATTCACTGAGCCTAAGCAACTGCGTATCGTGTTCGACACACCATTTGAGCAGATGCCAGAAATGGCTCAACAAATCGTAGCTTATGACGCGGCTATGCAAGTTTATGCAAACGACTTAGGTGTGGATAACCAGTACCAGAACCTAGACCGACAAGCACAGGAAGCGTTCCGAGTGCTGCACAAGCAGAACCTACGCAACCGCCGTTACAGTACAAGTAAGACAGGGCGTTACCGTCGTATCCGCTCTGCGTTATATACATAGAGGTGAATCATGGCTCGACCATTTGAGGGTGCATTGAATGACCTGCTGCAAGGTGTTTCTCAGCAAGTTCCACGTGAACGTGTAGCTGGCCAATGCTCTGCGCAAGTTAACATGCTGTCCGACCCAGTAACAGGTATCCGCCGTCGTCCCGGTAGCCTGTTCGTGAGTGTGCACGATTTCGGCCCGATTGGTGAGGGTGACGCGCTGTACACGCAGTATCTCGAACGAGGTGCTGATGGACGACACTTAGTCATCAACACCAATACAGGTGGTTGGTGGCTCTTAGACCGCGAGGCTAAGACTGTTGTGAACGAGGGCAACTTATCATACCTCTTAGCAGCAGACCGCCGCAGTATCCAAACTACCAGTATGGGTGGTATCACGTACATCTTGAATACTGAGAAACGTCCGTCAGCAACGACTGACAATTCTGACAAGAAAGACCCGAAAACTACGGGCTTCTACTTCGTTAAGAGTGGTGCGTTCAGTAAAGAGTACGACTTATCGGTGGTGTGGTCACTTGGTAGCCAAACCGTGACATACACTACACCAGACGGTACAACAGCAGGTGATGCAGACCAATCTGTGCCAGAGGCGATTGCACGTAAACTCGTGGAAGAACTCATTGCAGTTGGTGTTGACTTCGCTGTGCGCGTTGGCCCGTATATCTATTTTGAATTAATCACTGGTACTGACCTTAAAATCACCAGTACGTCAGGCTCACCGTACGTTGGATACTCAAACCAATCTCAGGTGAACCTAGAGACTGACCTCCCTGCGCGTCTGCATCCGTCTGCTGATGGTGCGTTATGTGCTGTAGGTCAATCTGAACGTGCGCTTGTGTGGTATCGCTATGATGCCGACAAGGGTGTGTGGTTGGAATCGGGGGACTACAACTCTGTAACCGCTATTAGTGTGGATGTGCCCTATAAAATTGTCGATGACGATGTGGAGCAGCACATTATGGAGGGACGCTTGGCTGGTGATGACCTCACTAACCCTGCGCCTACATTCCTAGAGGAACGTCGTATCACTGGTATCGGCACATTCCAAGGTCGCCTAGTACTGCTATCGGGTGCATACGTCTGTATGAGTGCAACAGGTGAGCCTGACCGTTTCTTCCGGTCTACAGTGAGTTCACTTGACCCAACAGACCGTATTGACATTGCATCCGGTTCTGCACAGAACTCTGTGTTCCGTCAAGCGTTACAGTTCAACAAGGACTTGATTCTACTCGGAGACAGTACTCAAGCGGTAGTACCATCACTGCAACAGCTACTAGCCCCAGATAATGCTAGTGTGGTACTTACATCGGATTTAGCCTGTAATGCGTTTGTAGCACCTGTTACAACCTCGCAGACCTTGATGTACCCTGCACCGCGTAGTGAAGCATTCAGTGCTGTTCTGGAGCTTGTACCGTCACAGTTTACATCATCTCAGTATGTGTCACAGGATGTCACCACGCATATCCCACGTTATATCGAGGGTGAGGCACGTTTCATGCAAAGTGCAAGTGCTGCTAACATCGTGCTTATGGCAACAACAGGCGATAACCGTCAGGTAATAGCCCATGAGTACCATTTCACGAGTCAAGGTAAAGTTCACCAAGCCTGGCACAAGTGGGTGTTCCCATATCGTGTGGCTAGTCTACACTTTGCACGTGACCGTATTGTGTTGTTCGCTGCTGACGATACTGGTAGCACAGACCAAATCACCATCTCAACCATCGACCCTAAACAGGGTGGCGTGACATTTGATGTTGACCGACTACCTCACCTAGACCTGATGAGCATCACGCCTATCACCGACGGTAAAGGTATCGTGCCAATCCATCTACGTCCTTGGGTGGCTGAGGGTAAATTAACAGGCTCTGTGGCAACAGGTACATTAGCATCTGAGGAAGTGGCAATTGATGTGGATGAGATTACGTGGGAGTTCACGGTGGAGCCGGGCTTTAAGGGTTCAGAGCTTTACTTGGGTTTCCGTTACGAATCTCTGTTTGCACCTACGCCACCTATGTTGAAAGACCAGAACGACACCCTAATCAGTACAGCCCCGGTTCGACTGCTGCGTTATGAGTTAACTACCCGTAATACAGGTGAGTTCGATGTTCGTATCGTTGACCCTACTATCGGGCTGGATTACTCAGATAGTACAACCAGTTTGCTATTTGGTACAGATGATGTTGAGTTAGGTCAAGCCTTAGTGTCTGACTTAGCACGTGTCCCAGTACCATGCCGTAGTAATGCTCAATCCACTGAGATGTACTTGAGTACTGACGGTACGCAGGATATGAACATTCTGGAAATTGAATACATCATTCGTTACAACCAACGCCGTCGTCGCGTATAAGGAGCAATTATGGCTAGTGGAGGTGGAGGCGTCGCAACTGGTGCTGCCTCTGGTGCTGCTATGGGCGCATCGGTAGGTGGCCCTTGGGGTGCTGCCATTGGTGCGGTAGTAGGTGCTGCCGCATCCCTATTCACTGGTAGTCAAGCAGCTAAGGCGGCGAATGAAGCCGCCGTAGCTAAGAACAAGGCTATCATGGAGTACAACAAGAAAGTCATGCTCAGCACAGCTCAGTCTGTGTCGCAGATTAACTTGCAACGCTCTATTGAGAACCAAAAGACTGCTAGTGCCCTATTCAACATTAATGCACAAAAGTCTGCTGCAACTAACCAAACACGTGCTATGGCTGCTGCCACGGATACTGTGGGTGTTAGTGCACGTGACGCTGCTCAATCTGTTATGGTTAACGCTGACCGCGCTACTGGTGTGGTTAAGAATCAACACGACATCACTAACGAGGGTTTCAACATGATGTTGCGTAAAACCACGGACGAGGGTAGTAATGCCTTGCAAGGCGGTGTCGCATCATCCGGTGAACAGATTATGAACGCCGCGTATGGTCAAGCCGCTGGTATCATGGTGGGTGCTGCTGCTAACTATGGTTTCAGCCAGTACACACCTAAAGGCAACATTACCCCACAAGAAGTCCCAAGTGCAGGGCAGAACAACACTGAACATGACTGGTGGGGTCGTAGTATCCTTGACAGTTTAGATTTGAACTTTAGTGCAACTGATAAACCAGTCACAACAAGTTGGTAAGGAGATAATATGCCAATCCAAAGCAATCCGCTACAGCTCGGAGCTGCAACTGGTAATTTAATGGTGGGTGCAGCCTCTCCGCGTATGGAGAATGTGCAAACTAAATCAGACGCTTCTGGTGCGTTGATTGCTGGATTCCTGCAAACAGCCGTACCTGCTGTAGAACGTGCGTACAATCAGGCGAGTGCCGACGCTGCTATTCAAGGTGCGTTAGATGCAACCGCCACGACTGACGCTATGAGCCAGCATGACGAGAAGCTTAAACAAGTTAACATGCTGTTCAAGGAGTCCTATCAATCGGGCTACTTGAGTGCGGCTGTAAATCAGGAGATGGGCAAGTTCCGTCAGGAGCAGATTGACCAAATCAACAACGCTGTCTCTCAGGGTATGGACTTGGAGGACTTCGATAAGCTGAGCCAAGAACGCAATGCTGCGTTTGCAAGTCAGATGAGTAAGTACCTACCGCACATCCCTAAGCAGTCAGCAATGGCGCTATTACAAGACCTACAGGAAACGTCTGTAGCGGCTCGTAACAAGTTCCAGAAAGACTCTGCTGCAATGGCTACCGTAGCTGCTGACCGTGCGTTAGACAGCAACCTAGACGGTACAGCGACAGAGTTCTATAGTTTCATCGACTCAGGTGCGCCAGAAATGGCACAGGCGAGTATTGCAAAAGGCTTACGCAGTATTAACCTGTCAGGTCACTTGTCAAAAGATGATAAGATTGAACGTGCTAAAGCGTATGTGCAAACCGTAGCACAACGTACTGATGAACCGGATGTTATCAACATGCTGCAAGGTGTGGTTGATAAAGAAATGGGCGTGTTAAGTCCTACGGTAATCAAAGCACTGCGCACTGAATACAACCGAGCTGGCAACCAACAGGCTGCACAGGCTATGGTTAGCTTTGAAACGGACATCAACGGTGTAGCAGGATTACCGCCTGATGCACAGGAGGCTGAGATTACTCGCCTACGTAACTTCGTGGACGACAAGGCTCAACGTGGTATCATCGAGGCTGGTACTGCTGGCTCGTACGTTAAGCGTATCAACGAGGTGGAGAAGAAAGCGCGTCAAGCGAACACTGTCCAACTCGCACTGAGCAACGCTATCCCGTCAACTGTACTATCCGGTCAATTAGGTTTAGACCTAGATAAGACACGCAAAGAGTTGGAAAAGAACTTCCCAGATACTGCACAAGGTAACTTGGCATTAATGGCATATGCTTCTAAATCCAATGATGCGTACATGGCTTCGCTTGCCGCTAAGCGTATGAGTGTCAATACAGGTCAAGTACTGGCGACATTAGACTTCACTGGTAAGGACAACGTTGTTAGTGAGGAACAGCAGGCACAGGTCGCTACATGGATGATGATGTACAACCAGAGCACAGACCTTGGTAAGCAGACGATGCTGCAAAGTCTACCGGAGAACCTACGTGGCCCAATGGGTAACGCTGCATTGCAGAACCCTGAGAACGCGAGTAACATCCTGTTCGATGACTTACGTCGTAATGCTCAAGCTGTAGCTTCTGGTAAGTACAACGCTCAGAATGCGACTATGCCCAACACCTTGATTGATGGTACTAAACTGAACAACTGGCTTGACTTCGGCACAGAAAGTGACCGTCAGGTGACTGCTGGTGCTACTGCTGTGGCACAAAGCTGGAAGTACATTGCTCAGAAACGTCCAGAACTGACCAACGATTTAGGTGCTATGGAGAAAGCAGCTTACGCAGATGCCCGTACGCGTCAGGTGGAGCTACAGGCGAACGGTGACAATATTCACACGTACGTTCCTGTGGGTAAGACGTTAAGAGACTTCTACGGCGATTACAAAGGCTCTCAAGAGACATTCGTAAAAGCCATGAACAATCAAGTGGCGTCTGTGTTGTCAAGTATCCAGACTGATGTGAGTGGGGTATCCGTTGACATCGGTGCTGCTGGTGGTGACGCTATGGGTATGGTCGTAGCCGTGGAGGACTCTGATGGTATCGTAACTCGTTACAGTATCTCAGGCAGTACTCTGCAACAGGCTGCAACCACAATGTATGACGATGAAGTTAAGACCGCAGCAGGGCTTGGTGCTCAACAAAGTGGCTTAACCGCCGCTACGTTCTACGACGCAACGAATAACCGCGCTGTGACTATGAACGTGACAGGTGTGAACAAGTCAGGCATTGACCCATTCGTGTTCGGCAAGTTAACCGCTAACCTGATGGAATCTGAGGGCTTCCTTGGCAAGAAGAAGAAAGCAGGTGGCGGTGAAACAGTAGGCTTCGGACGACACACTAACTCCGGTAAAGCTATTGATGACGAGGTGACACTTCCACAAGCTATTGGTATGCTCAAGGGCGACCTAGAAGACACGTACATCCCAATGGTTAAGTCAGCGGCTAAGTCTGCTGGACTCGAATTGAGCGATGCTGCGTACCCTGTTCTGGTAGACCTTGCGTATCATGGTGGTGGTGGTAGCGCGAACCCTGTGGCTAAGGCTATGGCGGATTACGCTAAAGGTGTGAACCAGTTCGATAACCTAACCAACCGTATGCTTGTCATGAATACTATGATGCAGACTCCTGCATATAAGCAATCAGGCAAGACACGACAAGAACAACTACGGAATGATTTGACAAGTTGGCTTCAACAGAACCAACCTGCGAAGAACCCGTATCCAACCTATTACTAAGTGGTGGGGCATTTGCCCCTCCCTTATCATTATGCTTTGAGGAATTAAACATGGCTATTTTTGAGAACCGTCGCCCATCTTCACAGGGTGCTGGCTTAGAGTCTAATGCTAAGGGCGTGAACGGCGCAGACATGGACGCTGGTGCGCTGGCATGGGAAGACACTACCGACTTAGGTTTGAACGCTGCTGAGCGTGAGGCGAACCTTAAACGCCTAGAAACACCGAAAGCTACCGGACTTGAATCATTCGCAGCAGGTGTCGGCAATAGCATCGTGGGAGCGGCTGTGCGTAAAGCAACTATGCCAGATTTCCCAGAAGACACATCTTTTGACCTTGGCACTACAATGACAGCAGATACCTCTCTGCGCATTCTAGGTTACTCAGAAGAAGAATTGAACTTCATTGGTGGGTCACGTAGCCTTGACGAGTACAAGTACCGTAAAGAGGCTGTGGAAGACCAACGCAAGCGTGATGGTGTACAGGCCGAGAACATGTTTGCAGGTATCGCTGGTAACTTGGCTGGTGATGCACCTTTCTTACTCGCCCCTATGGGTGCAGCAGGTGTTGCAGGTCGCACTGGTATGGCTGTCCGTGCTGCATTACGTGCAGGTGAATTAGCGACCACTTACTACGCTCAAGACCAACTAGGTCAAGCAGAGTGGGTTACAGCGGTTGCCGCAGGTCTAATCGGCGTTGACCAACTGTACGACGTATCTCGTGCAACACGTGGTGTACGTGCAGCAGCGAATGCCACAGAGGTTGAGAGCCGCGCATTAGGTTCGGCAACTGAGCACGTGTTCACCGCTGAGACAGGTTTAGCCCGTAAAGCGCAGTCTGGTGGTGTCCTAAGTGACGCGCCGGAAATCGTGCCTGATGTGGTAAAACCAGAGGTAGCAGCGCAGCGAATGCCTGACCCAGACGCACCTGTGAACGAAGTGCCAGAAGTGGTAAAAGTCCCACGTACAGGTAAGGGGGAACGAAGTTTCCCATTACAGGACACACCTGTTGAGGGTCGAATTGTGGCTTCTCGACAAGGACGTAAGACAGTTCAAATTAAAGCACAAGACTTAATGACACACCTCCGCTCTATGGATAGTTTGTCAGATTCAGCTCGTGCTCTTATGGACGCACTACCAGAAACTATCTCTGGTATGGAAGTGCGTTTAATGAATGCTACTGGTCGTCGCTCATCTTACACGTTCGGTGCTAACACTGAATTTCTGAAACTGCGCTCTACTGCAAAGGACGGCACAGTGTTCAAGACCGTGGGCGATATGTTGAACCACGTGGATGCAGACGTTGCTGTGCATGAGCTTATCCATGCCGCGACATCTAAGACTTTATACCAAGCAAGTAAAGGTAACGTTGCCCCTGAGATTGCAGATGCTATCCGTGACCTTGATGCTTTACATGCCTCACTGAAAAGTAACCGTGAGTTCGCTCGTAAGTACAGCTATGCTATGACTAACAATCGTGAGTTCCTAGCAGAGTTGGCGTCTAAGCCTGAGATGGTGAAAGACCTAGCGAAGTTACCGGGTGTTCGTGCAGGTCAGAATGCTTTACAAGCTGTGGCTGAGAAGATTCTGAAAATGTTAGGCTTCAAAGGTACTGGCTCAGCTCTTGATGAAGCGGTTGACGCCTTTGTAAAAGTTGCTAACTACCAAGCTGATAACCTAGATAAAGTGAACGCTTTCTTCTCTGATGGTATGGCTGACCTCGCAGACGATGCAAACCGTGGTGCTACTGCGGTTGAACGCGCTAAACGTCTTGAGCAAGGTGTCCGTAAATCATTGAAGCAGTCATTTGCTCTTTGGGATAACATTGCTCGTGGTAGTGAAGACCTTGCGAACCTGCTTGTATCGGATGCTACCCGTATGGGTGAACGTGCTACCAGTGTGGTAGACCATAAACGTAACTTGACACTTGAGCAGAACCTACGTGCCGCTGCTGTTGAAGATGCGATTGTGGCTGCTATGCGTGAGAAGCACGGCGTTAACACATTCGACATGTTCTTTAACCGCGCTAAAGCTCGTGCAGCTCGTAGTGTGGAAGAAGATAAACTGACTAAGTACCTACATGAAGCATATAGCGCTGAGAAAGCAGGGCGTGAAATCCCAACACCGCCAGCCGACATTGAGCGTCTGGTGAAAGCCTACACCGATTCTGGTTGGGCTGAGTCTTGGCATGAGCACCTTGTGAAATCCGGTACTATCAGTGCAGACGAGTTCCCACGCTCTAAGTACTACATCCCTCGTCAATACAGCTACGAGAAAGTACGTAACATCGAACCGCCTAAAGTTAAGAAACTACTACGCTCTGCGTTGCAAGACACTTACACTAACATGGATGGTAAGCTGGCTGCGCGTGTTGCTGACTCTTGGTACAACCGCATCGTGAACGGTGTTTCTGGTAGCGGTGGCCCACAATGGAAGAACTTAATGCAGGGTATGGATAACGACGAGTTGTTCATGGCTCTACGTGATGCTGGCGTTGAAGACGACAAAATCAATGAGTTTCTACGTGTGAACGTACCGAAGACAGGTAGCACTGCCCCAGTTAAGAACTTGCGTAACCGTCTCGACTTGAACTTGAACAAAGAGTTCGATATTGACGGTGATGTGCTACGTCTATCTGACATCCTAGAAACGAACACACTTGGCTTGATGCAAGGTTACACAAACCGTATGTCGGGTCGTGTGGCGTTCGCTAACCGAGGTATCACTGACCTACGCGCTCTTGAGCGTTCAATCACTGAGACTCGTCTGGGTATGAAAGAGGGAGCAGAGGAATGGGGTAAGGCAGTGGATGATACAATCGACCACCTGTTAGGCTACCCAGTCGGTACTGACATCCCTGAGATTATGCGTGGTGCAAGTAACCTTGCTAACACTGTGATGCTAAAGAACTCCGGTTTATACCAGATGACTGACATTAGTATTGCAATGAAAGAGTTCGGTTTAGCACGTGTACTTCGTGGTTTAGCAAGCACTGGTCTGTTACGTAAGGCTGACGCAGTTGTTGCGGATACTGGCTCTCGTGAACGCCTGTATAGCATCTTGAATGGTGCGTACCAGAATGAAGTACGTTACCGCCACATCCACACATATGCTGATGATAACCTTGACTTGACTAACACAAGTGCTGCGTTCCAGACAACTCAGAACCTGTCACAGGCAGCTCGACTAGCAAACGGTTTCAGCATGGTTCACCGCTTAATGGTGAACTTGAACGCTGGTATCATTTGTGATGAAGTTGAGAACGTGTTGAAAGGTGGCTCAAGCCGCGCTCTATCTGAGCATGGTCTGACTCCTGAGTTGACACAGCAGTTACGTGCTGCATACGCTGAGAACCCAACTGGCCTACTGCCGTACGAGCTTCAACGTGAGTTGGAGATTGTATCGACACGCGCTATGGACTCAGTGATGCAGAATATCCGTACTGGTGAGACTTCACACTTTGCACAGTTCAGTCCGGTTGGTAAGATTGTGGTTGGCTACCAATCCTTTGCGATTGCGGCTACTAACAAACTGCTACGCCGATACACGCAGAATGGTGATTACGCAGGTCTTGCGATGCTTATGATGTACCAGTTCCCACTAATGCTTATGGCTACCCATGCTAAGCTGGCGTTGGATGGTAAAGAGGCAAAAAGCCCACGTGAGCTAATCACTAACACTGCGATGAACATGTCAGCAATTGGTGGTATCACGCTACTGTCACCGCTATTCCTTGGTGAGTCTCCGCGTCACTCGTTAACTTCTCTAGGTTACGTAACGCAGAGTATCGGTGCAGTGCAGGATATGGTCAGCGATGGTCGTATGGACACACAACGTATGAGCAAGATTCTTCCGTTCGCGCAAGAGTTCATGCCACTACGTGCAGTTATCAACAACATGGGGGAGTAATCCCCCTTTAAAGAGGCTTTATGGCATTAAGTGTACAACGTGCTACGAGCGACGGTACTATGACCAACATCGTCCTCAGCATTGAATTTTTCGACACACGCGACATCTTTGTTCAGTTGGACGAGACACCTGCAATCGAGGGTACAGATTACACTTGGCAGGGTCGCACACAGATTAACTTTATTAACGCCCCGCTACCTGATGGGGTGGAAGTCACGCTAACACGCCGTACTAACCGCTCTGTGTTACGCCACGTATTCTCCGAGGGTGCTGAGTTCACCAGAGACAACCTTGACGCTGCACACAAGCAATTGCTGTACCTGAGTCAAGAGATGACAGAGGGTTCTGGTACTAGCGACTTCTATGGTGACTTGGATATGCACCGTTACCGAGTGCGCAACATGGCACAAGGTACGGAAAACCGAGACGCCGTAACGTTCCTCCAATTGAAAGAGGTTGCAGACCGTGTAACCGCAATTGAGAACATCAAGGGTACGAACCGCCGAGGCCCAATCACTATCTCCACACAGTCCCCTGATACCGTTCCGGTTCAGTATGAGGAATGGGTGATGATTGGTGATGTGGATAATGGCGCATTCGTTAACTCATCTAACGATAAAGACCAAGAGTAGAGGTATCTATGGCTGATGTACTAGAGGGTTTACCTCCTAAGCATTACCACGGTCAGAATCAGGTTTGGTACGAAAATGGCAAACAGTACATTGCGGTGAACGTCGGTGAAGATGACGACCCAGTGTACCAGTACCGCGAAGTGCTTTACCGCTGGATTGGTAACAACAACCGCTGGTACTTAGCCTACAGCAACAATCCTGACTCTGTAGGCACAGTAAGCCTTGACAACGCACGTTATTTCACAGGTGCTCCGTACCGTGGTGACGTAGCCTTGTTTGGTGACGGTCTGAAAGAACTACCAGACCCACTCCCGTTCTTCACAGGCTCACAGTACAAACTGTACAGTAACGGTGCTGACACATTAGAGAACTACGTTAACTTCGGTTATGTAGGTAACTCTAACCCTTATGGTATTGACAACATTTATCGTATGTGTAAGTTACGTCAAACAGAGGGTCAGTACCTTTACACAGTTACTCGTCCTGGTCAAGAGGGCTATAACTGGGGTGTGGGTGCATTCGTGGGTACAATCCCGACTGCAATCTATCCGAACATTTGGTCACTACAATTCCGATTGGGTGACTTCATAGATGGACAAGACCGTATGTGGCTGCTGTATGGTGGCTCTAACGTGACTTGGACAGAACAAGGCACTGGTATCCAAAAGAGTGCTCAGATTAGCTTTGGTGCGCATGTATCACGCTCTGGTGAGTTGATGTACTACCGTCGATTCAACAGTACTTACGTGTACGCACGTGTGCAGTTAGCAAGTCTGACTGGTTGGCATCAAGTGCAACTAACGCAGGACGCGAACCACAACTGCACGATTACAGTTGATAAAGGTACGCCGAATGAACAGTCAGCTTCGTGCTCATTGAAGCTTTGGGGTAAACAGTTTGACAGTGTATTATTCAACTGTGGCCCCGAGTGTGTGGGCACGACTGGCGTCCCTATTACAGATGTCTATGACAAGTCGTGGATTGGTAACATCGACATCCGTCGTTTCTACATCGACACACATAGTACATTCAATGAGAACGTGATTCCTCGCTACTATGAGCAACCTTACTTGAACATTGAGATTCAGGCTGAGGGTTCGAGTACATGGCAGGATGTTTCAAGCTCGTTGGTGAACTGGCCTCACGAGCAGGACAACCGCCGCTGTATTTACACGCTACCGGATGTACCTGATGGTCAGTACTTTATCCGGTACAAGACCAACTACGGTGTGAGCAACACACTTCCTGTGCGTATCAAGGGCGATATTAGCCGCAAGACTGAGTTGTACTCTGACTTCTCTGACTTGATTGAGATGCGTGATAACTGGCTCGTTGCACATAAGCAATGGGGTGGTACAGGCGTTGTGGGCAACCAGACTGCGCTGCTGAACGGTGGTGTGGTGCGTGAGAACGTTGAGGTATACCCTGACTACACTGATGTGGCAAACGCTGTTAAAGGCGTCCTACGTTTGCGTGGGCATGGTACTTACTACGACGGTGACGTTATTGGTGTTGACCGTATCGGACGCCCTGCACCTGATGGTCGTAAGACTGAGGTGGGTTCCGCTCTGGTGACACGTGAGTACTTGGGGCCGGGTAGTTTCCGCTGTAAGTTGCGCTCTCCTTACCGGAAAGGTGCAGCTACGGCATTGTGGACATTCCACTACGAGGAAATCTACGAGAATGACCCACGTTGGCAGAGCTTCTTGGACGAGGGCTTACACGCTCAAGGTAATGAGGACGACGGTTACTACATTGTGCGTAACCACGAGATTGACATCGAGTACCCAACAGCATTGAAAGATGCGGTGGACATGGAGGATGTCTCGGCTGATAAGGCGCGTCTGAACACTTGGGAGGGTGAGTTACGTACTTGGGACTTGGATGAGAGTGACCCGAACTACTTCTCTGAATACACTGACTTCTTTGAGCAGTGGGTGGATGAGGCGTTAAGTGACGGTAAGTGGCACGAGATTCGTTTCGATTGGCACACTGGCGACCCGAACCCACCAGCAGGGCTTCCTGCTAAGCGTGTGGATTTCTACGTTGACGGTGAGTTGAAATGGACTAACACCACACACATCCCAGATATTCCGGGTCGTCTATGGATTGCTCTATGGTATCCACGCGCACCGGGCAACCGATGGGCGGGACACAGTGCCGACTACATCTATGATTCGATTGACGTTGACTACTTCCATTACATCCCGTTCCCAGATGAACCAGTGCGCCAGTTAGGTGAAACGTACCCTGCTGACGTATGGCGAGACTGGAAGTGGGAGAACTTCTTCTCCGGTTTCTATAACGAGCTACCACCACCGTATGAGCTACCTAAGCCGTATGATGATGATATGCCTAAAGACGCCGATGGTACATGGTTGCCAACGTCGTATCTAGCCGCAGGTAAGAACCCACCACAGTACATCACACCGTACCGATTGGAATGGCGTAATGACCGTAAATTGCAAGGCTCAGGTAATGGTGAATTCCAGTTCTTGAACCTAGTGCAAGGTGCACGTTACAAGATGACAATCAAGGTGGTACGTACTTCAACGCAAGCCGCTGGTTTGCAGTTGGTAACGTTCGAGCCGGGTAATGATGTAATCGACATCCCAATGTTTGAGGGTGATACGTATGAGTTGACTTTCATTGCGCAAAGTCAGCAACGTGTAGCCCTACGTCGTAACACAACTGATAATAAATACGAGGGGCTGACTGATATTCGGTTAGAGCGTATTTAAGGAGTTAGCATGGCAAAAGCTGCTAGTCGTTCGCGTCTAGCGGCGTTGCACGCTGCGTTCACTGATGCTTTGATTGATGAATTGAAGCAGTCACGTGAGGAAGAAATTCCACTTCCTGCTGCTGATAAATCAGTGATTGCAAAGTTCCTCAAAGACAACAACATCTCTGCTGATGCCGATGATGAAGCTATGGGTGAACTAGCCGACGAGTTCGAGGATGAACTCGCGCAACGCCGAGAGGCACGTAAACAAGAACTGCTAGGCCGTCTCCAAGAGGAAGACGATGACTTAGCAGGTATTATCAACTAAGGAGGTTATCGTGGGTTTATCTGTACAGATTATTACACGATTAAAGTTGTTAGCACAACGCTGTAAAAAGCTGGCTGAGAATCCACGTAGCATCCCTGTGGACACGCGTCAGGAGTTGGCGTTGATGTTCGCAATCACATTCAAGAACTTCGAGGACTTCGCGTACGTCGGTATGCGGTTCCTTGGGTTTGACTTGACTGACATGCAAGCAGACATTGCTGAGTACATGCAGCATGGCCCCCGTAAGAAGATGGTCTGTGCACAGCGTGGTGAGGCAAAGAGTACGCTTGCTGCATTGTACAGTGTGTGGCGTCTCATCCAAGACCAGAGTACACGTGTACTTATTGTATCCGGTGGTGAGAAACAGGCATCTGAGGTTGCAACCCTAGTCATCCGTTTAATCGAGACATGGGACTTGCTGTGTTGGCTACGCGCTGACCCGGCACGAGGCGACCGTACCTCATATGAGGGCTACGATGTCCACTGTGACTTGAAACCGCTAGAGAAAGCACCATCCGTGGCATGTGTGGGTATCACCGCTCAGCTACAAGGTAAACGTGCTGACCTACTAATTCCCGATGATATTGAGACGACCAAGAACGGTCTGACTCAAACACAGCGTGAGCACTTGCTGACAATCTCGAAAGACTTTGCGGCAATCAACACTCACGGCGATACTCTTTATCTGGGTACACCTCAGACTAAAGATAGTATCTATAAGACACTACCTGCGCGTGGTTTTGATGTGCGTGTGTGGTGTGGACGTATCCCGTCCGTAGAGCAAGAGGAAAAATACGGTGACACTCTAGCACCATACATCAAGACGCTGATTGAACAAGGTGCTCGACGCACTGGCTTTGGTGTTGATGGTACACTAGGTGAATCGACTGACCCTCAGCGATACGATGAGGAAGCGTTGATAGAGAAAGAGCTGGACTTCGGCCCAGAGGGTTTCGCACTACAGTACATGTTGGATACAACGTTGTCAGATGCGATGCGTACGCGTATCAAGCTATCAGACATGATTATCCATGCTGGCGATTCTAACTCTGCACCGGATATGTTCAGTTGGACAGCGGATAAACGTGCCCTTTACCCAGAGGTGCATGATGGTATCCTCGGTGCTCGTTTGTACACTCCTTTGAGTATTGGGACTGAGATTATCCCGTACAAGCACAAAACCATGGTAATCGACCCTGCTGGTTGTGGTGGTGATGAAATCTCCTTTGCAATCGGTGGTGCTGCTAGTGCGTACGTGCACTTGTTCGGTACAGGTGGTTTCCAAGGTGGTGTATCCGAGGAAAACATGAACAGCTTGATTGACTTAGCTGAGGACTTCGAAGTTAAGGACATCGTTATCGAGAGCAACATGGGTCATGGTACAGTTACAATGCTGTTCCAGAATACCCTAGCACAGCGTGACATTGCACATATCGGTGTACGTGACTTACGTAACAGTACGCAGAAAGAGCGTCGTATCATCGACACTATCTCTCCGGTTACTCGTCGTCACCGCCTAGTTGTCCACACCTCTGCCTTAGAGATGGACATCGAGTGTTGTATGTCGTATCCACGTGACCGCCGTTGGCAGTACAGTGCGTTCCTGCAATTACAGGACATCACGTACGACAAAGGCTGTCTAAGCAAGGATGACCGTGCAGATGCTATCGCTATGCTGGTTCAAGAGTTGAACGCCCACTTAGTTGAGGACGAACGCTCTGCCGCTGAGAAAGCACTACAAATGCGTGTAGCTGAGTTCATTCTGAACCCTATGGCTTACCAAGGCGTAGATACACGCCCACGCAACAAAGGCACTGCAAGCCGCCTATCGGTAGCTGGCAAGCCACTTCATAAACGCACTGGTATTGGGGTAGGTACAGGCACATTGTCTCGACTTAATTCCCGACACCGTAAACGAGGTAGACTATGAACAAACGATTAGACTCATTTAAACGCGAAGACTGGTTCGGTCTTCTACGTACAATTGCAGACTTTATCCTGCGTCGTAAGAACAAATAATGTAAGGAGCCGCTAATGGCAGAGAAAGAGGCTGTCTTCATGCAGGACTTTGAGGACAAATCTACACGTGAAATCCTTTTAGACCACGAACGACGGTTATTCGCTATGGAACAGACACAGAAAGAACTTGCAGACAGTTTGAAGCAAATGCGTGAAGACTTCGCAGAAATGTTGAAGACCTTTAAGGAAGTTGCACCTGTTGTCAAGAAAACGTTGTACTTCTTGGCAGGTGTCGGTGCTGTGTACCTAGTGGGTGGAGACGGTAAGCTCTTGGAGACTGCTGTTAACGTCGCAACTAAATTAGCTGCAATGTAGGAGATTGTATGCAAATTGTAATCCCTTATCGCATTCCGGGATTACCAGTGATTCCTTGGTTACGAGCTGCTGTACGCACTAATGCTGTGCAGCAGTTCCCACGACTCGACGCAGTGTTATGGGCTGACCGTGAGGCATTCCGTCAGGAGATGTACTCACGCTACCCTGCACTACGTCCGGGTCAAGTTGAACTTATCCTCGGTTGGCCTTGGCCTGACCCAGAACCTGCTGATGGTTCACCTTGGTCAGATGGTTGGTCAGATGGTTTTGGTACTGGTGCACCGCCACCTACGTATACACATGAATTGACCTCTGCTGACCTAACTGCAACTGTACTTGGCTTTAACCCGTCCAATGGTAGTATCACACCACCGGACTTAGAGGGTTGGACGCTGTACGCATTCGAGGTGAACAGCTCAAGCGACTTCGTTCGACTTACACCAACAGACCCTGCTGTACCTTGGACAGCGGTTACTGTGGAATACGCTGGTATCAGCATCCGTATGGCTCGCTCTGGCAACCGCTATGACTCGCCAACTGGCCCTGCTGTTGATGACCTGTATAATGCACTAAAACCATTCGTAGGCTCACCTGTGGGCATTACATTGACACCGGAGGTATAATGGCTACGGTAAAGAAACTAGACGCACTAGCGGCTGATATTCAGTCGTTAATGCCTGACAACAACGAGGGCTTCATCGTGCCAGCTTCGGCACGTGAGCTCTATGACAATATCATGGTCAGTGTCATTGACGCCAAGGGCGTACTTGATATGACTAACAACACCACTGAGCAAGCATTGAGTGCAACCGCTGTACCTATCGTGAACTGGACAACCTCTTACAAAGATGAGGGTATGGACTTCAACCTAGCCCAAGGCTCTGTCACAGCGTACGCTACGGCTGGCTGGTGGCACGAGTTCAAATTCGTGTGTACGATTGCTGGTACTCAGAACCGAGTAGTGACTGCTACACTGTACGTCAATGACCAACCTACCACAGTACAGAGCCAAGTACGCCTTGATGGTGCTAATAGCCCACAGGTAATCCAACTTGATGCCCTACCTACTGTTACAGGTGCTGGTGATGTGTTCAGTGTTAAGTTGAGTGTTGACCAACCAACTAACGTGTTAATCCCTCGTGGGTTCATGGAAATTGTTCGTAAACCAACTAAGTAGAGGTAATTATGTTGCTTAAAGACACTGCGAATTTCAAGATTGTGAAGTTCGCGTGTCAGCACTGTGGGGCTTTGAAACTAGACTTAGCCCTGCTTATGCTGGTACAAATGCTACGGGAACATTTCGGAGAACCGCTAAAGGTTGAATCCGGTTATCGTTGCCCTGTGCACAATAAAGCTGTAGGCGGTGCAGAGAACTCTCGTCACTTACATGGTGATGCAGTGGACTTGCACTTGCTGAACAAAGACCGGGGCAACTTCGTGAAGCTTCGGAAGCTGTATGACATCGCCCTAGCATTGAACCCCAACGGTGGTGTCGGATTGTATGACTGGGGTGTGCACGTTGATACACGCGGTGAGAAAGCCCGATGGGACTACCGCTCTGATAAGTACAAACAAGAAATGGGAAAATTGAATGTCTGAACATAAGGTAACACAGGAACTCGTAGAGTCAAAGGTTAAAGCAGAGCAGTACGTGGTTGTACCGGGTACTACACTTACGTTCTGTGTGTTAACACTGGAGAATGGTTTCACAGTCACAGGTGAGTCAGCTTGTGTAGACCCAGAGAACTTCGACAAAGCGGTTGGAGAGCATTGGGCTAAGGTGGATGCCATGAAGAAAGTGTGGCCTCTTGAGGCGTACCTGTTGAAGCAGAAGCTGTACGAAGCTGAGCTAGAGAAAGAACGTACGTTCCTAGCAATGGCTGTACGTGGTGAAGCGCAGCGAAGTGAAACGAAGCAAGCTGAACACACAGCGGAGTTAAATGCGGTGTACGAGGGTTAACGCTCTGACACGAAGTGTCCCTGTGTAGATGTACGGAAAGCCAATGGAAAGCCTGTGAAAGCAAGTGGAAAGCCAATGGCTATCTGGTGAAAACCCTGCACAAGAAAAATGCTATACTCACCCGAGGGGGTTCTCCCCCATCCACGCGCGCGTTTCCCCCGTAGGGGTGCGCATGTGTGCGCGCGTGTGTGCGCTCGGGTGCGTGTGCGTGTGGGCTATCCAGCGCGTGCGCGTGCGTGCGTGTGGCTATCCGTGGGAAAGCCTGGGAAAGCCTAGCGGTTGCGTGGGCGGCTCCGGTGTGCTCTATGCTTGCCTTTTTTCGTCCTGCTGTCTGCTCATGCTCTCCACTTGTCAGCGTGTGGCTATCCAGTGGCTATCCGCTTGTCAGTACATGGCATCTTTGATGCGCTACGCTATCCGTCTGCTATCCACTTGTTAGCACTTGCTATCGTGCTGCTATCCAGTTGCTATCCTATTGATTTGCGCTTGTCGCTCTCGCTTCGCTTCGCTCCTACGCTTCAATAGGGGAATACTTGCCAGTGTTAGTCAGTGGACATACGGCGACAGGGGACACTTCGTGTCGGTCGCCTCCTGTCAGGGGACTAAGGGCATTATACCGGCTAGAACCTTGTGAGACTAGGGGACTGGTTGTGGATAACTCATTATTAAACCACTGTATAAGCACTGTATATACCGCTTTTATTGTGATATACCTCACATTTCTAGTCGTAGCACTTGATTACTCAGTCTAGCTATGGAATAGTACATCCCGTCGGCAAGGTACGGTCGATTAAGAAAACAAATCCCGTTAGAGGCTAGGCAAGCCTTGCAGTAATAAATAATATGCCACGTTAACAAACTAATGCACGACGACGCCCGTCCCCAAACTTGAGAGGTGCTTAATACACTTAGCGCATATCAAGGGAATAGGGGTTCAAAGGTAAATAGAAACGGTACGTTAGGTGCAGACCAATATGTGAGTTAACAACGCTCTTTAAAAATATGCTTGACAATGAATCACTAGGTAGTGTAGCTTAAATAGCGTACTCAGTGAGTCACAACTAAGTGCCCTTGAAGCTAGGGTTCAACAATTCAGAGCGGCGTCTGTTGGCTTAGTTGTAAAGTGTTGGAATTACGGCTTATAGCCTGACTGACTGACTAAACACTGAATCATAAAGCGCTTGACAAGTTGAACAACTTAGTGATACATTAGAAAGCATGTTAGCGAGAGCTAACGACTCAAGGCACTAGCCAGTCCTGCGGGACACTTCGAAACCTTGCGAGGTACTGCGAAGCACAACGGCACTAGCCAGCGAGTCACCGCCCTTTAGGGCATCGTTCTTTAACAATTTAGCAAACGGTCTAACACTCAAGCGAGAGCAGTGACAGACACCATCTGCAAGCATAGGCACAAG